GGAGAATCCTCGATAGGACAGGGTATAACCAGGCTGTTCAACATAGCATCCATGAAATGTGCTTGTATGGCACAGGATGCACGAAAGCTATTTCGTTGGAGAGGAGAAATTTTCCTGTATTCCGCTCGTCAGGAGCTCCAGATTATATGCTGGAGGTGGAGGCAGCGAAGGAAGAAGAGCTCGTCCCGGCGGTAAAACATGTTTCTATATGGAACATATTTCCTTCACCTGAAGCAGAGAGTCCACAAGATGCTGACTACATTGTACAACGGAGCTTTGTCAGCCCTAAACAACTTAGGGAGATGGCTAAAGTTGATGACAGTTTCATACCAGGAACTATTGACAGCGTTCTCGAAGAAGGATACGGAGAACGATCAGGATACGACGAAAGCCAACACCCAAGAGTCTACGACGAATCAAGCTACGTCCGGGTGAAAAGCATAGAGATCCTGGAGTTCTGGGGCAAGGTTGATGTCAAGGACTTTAGGCCTTATTTAAGTCTGGAAGAAGAGGACATGAGGGAGAACCTTGATGTTGTTATGACGGTGATAGGGGATAAGGTGGTCAAGATGGAGGAAAATCCATTTGATGGACAGATGCCTTATCACTTCTGTTACTGGCAGAAGAATCCTGAGACGATATGGGGCGATGGGATCTACTATGCAATTAGGGATGTCCAGGCCATTTTAAACTTTAGCTATGCAATGATGGTAGAGGGTAAGTCGTTGTCATCGGTTCCTATTACGGTTGTAGACCCAAATGCTTTTGAGGCGGGTGAAGATACGGAGCAGATGTATGCGGGTAAGCAGATAAGGTTAAAGCCCGGACAGAGTGTAAGAGATGCGTTTCAGGCGGTGGTGTTACCTGACGTTACCAATGGTTTAATAGGTCTTATACAGCAGCTAGAACGCGAGGCCGACTTAGACAGTGGTCAAACCGCTATTGGTTACGGTGATATGAGCCCATCGCAGACTAAAACCGCAACGGGTATGAGCATACTCAATAGTAATGCAAACCGTCAGACCGCAGATGTTGTGCGCTCAGTCAGTAATATGATTACGCAGAACATTCAGTCTATATATAGGTGGCTCATGGTTGACTCAACGGATGCTACGATTAAAGGTGATTACGAAGCATTGAGTACGGGTTACGAACAGTATGTTGCAAAAGAGGTTCATAATACACAGCTTATGCAGTTCTTGCAGGTTGCTGGATCTCTGCCTCAGTTTCAGATGTTTATTAAACACGAGGCTTTTATCCGGCCCCTGTTAAGGGCGTTTAATCTCGATCCCGATCAAATGTTGAAGAGTGAAGATCAGGTTGCCATGGAAATGCAGCAGGGACAGCAAGCACAGCAACAGCAGTTGATGCAACAACAACAGATACAACAGCAGGCAGTAGCTGCTCAAATACAGGCTAAGGCGCAGGCTGATATGGCGGTTGAGCAGACGAAAGCCTTATTACAGGAAAAGAAGGCAGTCAGTGATGATCAACGTGAAATGGAAATTAGGGAACGTCTTGAGTTAATGAAACAGGGCAATGTCCTTCATCCTTCTAATCTCGCTAATAGTTCAATATTAATACAAGAAGAACAAGCGGCTCAACAACAAGCTGCTATGCAACAGCAAGCAATGCAACAACAACAGCAGATAGCTATGGCCCAACAGTCAGAGCAAAATGAAGGAGTTGAGGATACTGCTAGAAATCAACTAGAACAACAAGAAATGGAAGCATTACAAGAGGTCGCAGAAAAAAGACAAAACATGGCTATGGATAGATTGCAAGGGGGTCCAGAAGCAGACGATATAAGACGACAGGAGATGGAAGAGAATGCGCCAACCGGATAAATATATTGACAATAAAACAATTGCTCTTTTAACTGAACATCCAGGGTGGAAACACCTGAAGAACCTGTTTATGGACAGGTTGGATGTGGAGATGGAGTCGATAGTTCGTTCTCCACTTCACGATACCGAGTCACTAGCGAAGCACAATGTTCGCATTGGCCGGATACAGGCCTGGGAGGAGATATTAAAATATCCTGAGCAGGCTACAAAAAAACCGACCTCTACCGGATAGCCGAGGGGTCAACACCTTAGATCCGTTTTCAACGGGACATCGAAAGTGTAAAGGACATTATGGCAGAAGAAACGCAGGAAGTTTCTCCCCAAGATGAAGAACTTGGCACAGAGGAACTGAGTGATGCAGAGGAACTCTGGGAAACCGCAGGAGAAGAATCAGAAGAGTCAGAAGATACCGAAGAGGTGGTCGAAGAAGAACCTGAAGAGGAAGAGACTGAGGAAGAACCCGAACACGATTACGAGAAAAGATATAAAGACCTAGAAAGAGAGTTCCACAAACGTAATGAGGATAGCGCAAGACAGCGCGATGAGTTTCAGGAAATGCGGTTGCAGAACCTGGAGCTTAAAAGGCAGATGGAAGAGTTCCAAGCCCAGCCAACAGCTAAGGCTGATAAAGGACCGCCAACGCCGGGATCAGATGAGTTCTTCACGGATGATGACCGGCAGACGATGGATGAGTTTAGTGAACTAACAAAGACGTTTACTAAGATCGCCCAGGCAGAAGCAGCAAAAGTCGCACAGCAGGTTAATGTTGGCGACAAGATAGAAAACCTGGAAAGAAGTGTTAAAGATAGAGAATATCAAGACTTCTTAGTGTCACACGAAAGCCACATGTTAAATGAGGTGGGTGAGGACTACAGGGATATAGACAAGGATGCAGATTTTCAGTCATTTGTTCTGGCAAGTCCTGCAATGACTAAGATGATGACCGAGTCGGTTGATCCTAGAGATCATGCTTCTGTTATGAACTTGTTTTTACAAACGGAACAAGGTAAATCATGGCGGGTGGTGGAGGAAGAGGAACAAGTAAAACCTCAACGTAGGCAAGCTCGTAGAAAGGCTGCGACAAGTTTGGTTAGTAATTCTGCCCCTAGAGTAACAAAGAATCCTAATGATATGTCGGCTGAAGAGCTATGGGATTCTATACCCGATGAATAAATTTTAAGGAGTTGACTTATGGCAGCTTACGGCGGAACCGGGAGTTTAACCGGACAATCTTATGGTGATTTGAGCGCAAATGATGCGTTTACTATACAGAAAAAAATGCTTCCAATTGCGAAGCGTTTGCAGACTTTTGCTAAGTTTGCTCAAAAAGAGACGAAACCTCAGAAGCAGGGTTTGGAGATCAGACACCGCAGATATGAGAGGTTCCCTATTGTTGATCAGCCACTGGCCGAGGGCGTAACGCCTGATTTTACAAGCCTTGAGCACACAACTTTGATGCACACGCTCAAGCAATACGGCAGTTATGTGAACACGACTGACGTAATGATGGCAGCCTCGCATGATCCCGTGTTACAGGTTATTACCGAGCGTCAGGCCCAGCAAGCTGGTGAGACTCTCGACTTTTTGGCTTACAAGGTTTTTCGTGGCGGAAGTTCCGTAAAGCGTTGTGCCACAACCGGAACAGCCAGAACTGATGTTGAGCACAACATTGGAATGGTAAACTGTGTAAAGAACACCCCCGGTGGATCTAGCCCAAATACTTCGGCAATCCAAACCGCTATTCGTTCTTTAGAACAAAACGATGCGAAGAAGATGCGAAACAAACTTCGTGCTTCTGTCGGCATTGCAACCGAGCCAATCCGTGAATCATATATTGGGATATGTCACCCAGACATGAGTCAGGACATACGAGCCCTTCCAGGATTCGTTGAGGCTTCCAAATACTCAGACCAAGGTGATTCTATCGAGGGAGAGATTGGAGCGGTTGAGGGTGTCCGTATCATAACCACAACCCAGGCTACTCCGTTTAAGAGTGCTGGAGACACCACTGGTGTTTCTGCTGGACATTGTGTTTCAACGGATGGAACCAATGCAGACGTATACCCATTGATTGTCCTTGCACAGGACTTCGGTGGATGCGCCACTCTCGGTGGAATGGACAGCCTCAGATCAAAGGTCGTTATGCCTAAGCCAGGACCAGGAGATCCTCTTGGACAGCGCGGAACTGTAGCATGGGACACGTTTTATAGCTGTATCATATTGCAGGACCTTTGGATGTATAGGATTGAAGCTCAAGTAACAGGCTTCTGATCTAGGTCATAATAAGCCCCGGTCAATGGCCGGGGTCCACTTTAATTTTTAAGTAAAAGGACAAATATGTCTGACTCTATCAAAAATAGAATTACTCGTTCTGCCCAGGTTTCTGGTTATAAAGTTGGAGCACATGGGTCGTTAAGTGCTGGCACGACTGAAACTGGCTATATTAACATCCCTTTTGGTGCCGTAGTTACTGATGTAAATATTATCATTACCACTGCTTTTGTTGGTGGAACTACAACCTTTCTTGTGGGAACAGGTGCTGGCACTGTTTACAATCAATCTGATGACTCAGCAGGCACAGCAGATCCAGATGGATTTCTTGCTTGTGTAGTCGCTGCTTATAGTGGAGCGGTTGTTGGTAAAAAGATAAACACTACAGCAAAGACAACTGTATCTCATAACAACGAGATCGTGTCCCCTGCTGGCGTTCTTCTTGGAACTGCACCTCCTTACTCACTATCTTCAACCTACGGTTCAAGTGGAGAAGAAAAAGTTTGCCCTGTGACAATTTCTCATGTTCAGGCAACTTCAGCTTCTACTGCTGGTGCGTATGTCTGGTATGTTGAGTACATGTTCCCTGCAAACATTGTTTGGGATCAGGCCTCACTTTAATAGTCACTCAATAACCGGGGTTTAGGCCCCGGTTTTTAAAAGGAGATAATATGTCAATAGCTGGTGGTCTAGTAGCAAGTGAACAGTTACCAAAGCAAACTCTGAATAGTGCCTATGTTCCGGCTGGTGAAGGACGCTGGGTTGTCCTAACAAGCGGAGCTAAAATGGCAGCAGAGTATCAAAAGGGAGATCCCGTGCCAGAGGGTTATGCTATTATCAATATTGATTATGGTAATGACATGACTGAAATGGGCCCGGTTCCTGTTACTTATGGAGAGTTCACATTAATGATTCCCAGAGGTTCTGACAGAGTTGTGCCTTTATCTCATGTAAACGTACTGAGTGACTGTGTTATTACTGAGTATTTTCAAAGAGATATGTCGAGCCAATTAAGCGGCAAGAGTAAAAGAAGGTTCCCATTTACAGTAAAGAAATGGCCAAAGACTGGAGATAAAGAGGGGGTTGAAATTTCTGCAAAGCCTTCTGAAATACAAGTATCTCAACTTGATAATGCAAAGGAACGTCACGAGGTCATCGAACTTGACCAGGATTGATGAATCGCAAAGAAATACGCGAAAGAGTAGAAACAGCTTTACAAGACGAAGACAACAGACACTGGAGTGACCGTGAAATAAACAGGTTTATCGACGATGCCCTTATTGAATTTACAAGGATTGCGAGACATCCCCAGGTCGAAGGAGATGCTACCAATCCGGGTGGTACGACGAGCCTGGGAGAGGCGACCCAAACAGGTACGCTTACAGTTGACGGAAAGACCGCTACAGTAACTTTTTCTGGCGCACATGGTTATAGTGCCGGAGATGTTCTTCTTGTCTCTGACGGGGGTCCTAGTGAATATAACGGGCCTTTTAACGTGCTGGTCCCATCCACTACGACAATTACTTACAAGGTCAACTTTGGAGACTCCGTAAGTGATTCTTCTGTATCGGTATTTAGAATAGGTCCAACCTACACAATCCCATCTACAATATCAGAGATTAACTCTGTCACGATCAACGGCAGGGAGCTCGCGATATATACAGAATCACAACTCAATGCTGCGGCATCCAGCCGTGGATCGAGACACTACATGCTTGAGTCGAGCATGGGATTCCATCCAAATGCTTTTTCATCAGCCGTAAACAACGTAGACAACACACCCAAGTGGCGAGAACAGTATGGCCCAGTAGAGGCTGTAATATTTAACAATCGCACATCATCTACGTTTAGGATATACCCACTACCAAAAGAAAACATTGATCTGTACGAGGACAAGGATGCAACAACAAAAGTCTTTCTCACACTCAAAGTTCGTGGCGTTCCTAAAGTTACAGGTCTCAGTGCCGATACATCGACTCCAGATGTTAATGCCTACTGGCACGAGGCGATAGTATTTGGTGCGCTGGAGAGAGCCTGGTTTAAAGAAGGTCAGGTAAAGTCTGTAGAAAAATCACAAATGTACCGGGCTAAGTTTTTAGAGCAGGCCCAGTTAGCATTGAGGAGCGAGGGTATGAGCAGTAGTTCAATATCAGAGGGTAGAAACCGGGGATCAATGGTGGTCAACAGATACCTATGAATGCCTTTCGCTGTAAAAATCAATGGGAACCTGTGGATGTCTTTTATTGATGGAGACTACAGAGATTATATGAAAACATGTGATAATCCTAAATGCGAATGCCCACAATGCACATGCAATCCCTGTACATGCACAGAAGAAAATCCTTGTGGGTGTAGCA